ATGAGCTATTCAATTATCGGTTTCGGGAATATCGGCCAGGCCTTGGCCAAGGCGTTTGCCCGCAACGGCATCGAAGTCTCCGTTGCAACCACGCGCGCCCCGCAAAGCTTCGCATCCACTGCAGCTGCGATCGGACCCCAGATCATTCCCAAAACACTGGCGGAAGCCGTCAAGGCGGACATCATCTTTTTGGCCGTTCGCTTCGATTCGCACCCCGATGTCGCGAAGGTGCTGCCGACCTGGAAGGGAAAGACCATCATCGATGTGACCAATGCCTACGGCGTGCCCCCCGAGGAACTGGAAGGACAGCCTTCTTCCAGGTTCGTCGCGCAGGCTTTCACTGGCACAAGACTGGTGAAGGGCTTCAATCATTTGGGCGCTGCAGTCCTGGGTCAAGATCCGGCCGTGAAGGGTGGCAGGAGAGTCGTGTTCCTGGCGAGCGACGATGACAGTGCAGCAGAGGAGGTGGGTGCGCTGGCGGAAAATCTCGGTTACTCGCCGATCAAGCTCGGCGGCCTGTCAGACGGTGGCCTGCTTGTGCAAGCGCGCGGAAATAGTTGGGGTCAACTGATCTTCAAGGACTTGGTCAAGTTCGACGAGTAGCCACACTCGGGAACGATGATTTCTTTAAGGTGTGGGCGGGATGTTTTGCCTAACGCCAGAAACGACAAAGCCCTGAATAATCAGGGCTTTGTCGTATTAAAGATGGCGGAGGCGATGGGATTCGAACTCATGGACCTGTTACAGTCGACGGTTTTCAAGACCGCTATTTAAAGCCGCTGAAACCGTGCCCTGTAGCTATTTTTCGTTACAGTACTTTCGTTTTACGGCTCCTCTGTAGGCCGCATTCAACAAGGGGGCAAGTTTTAGTTTTGTAACGGGTTTTTGGGCTATTTTGACGGCTTGGCAATGGCGCCGATGCGGCGGTAAACACGTTCGGTAATGTCGCCCTTGGTGTGACCCAGGAGCAGGCTCGCATCGCCGACGTCGAGGATTTCGGACGCAGCTTTTGGCCTGATGTCACGGAACTGAAAGCTGCCGATTTTCTCGGCCAGTTGAACATCGCCTTTCTCATCCGCCTCTTTCTTGGCTTTTTCACGAGCCTTGTCCCACCGGTCGCGGAGCATCTTCGCCGTCATGCGCTTACCGCGCGCACTCACAATCAGATAGCTGCAAATGTGCTGAGCATTGCGCTCGGCCATTTTTGCGATCAGCAGGCCCAGGCTGTTGGCCTCCTCGCCGTCGGTCATCTGGATACGCAGTTTCTTGTGCGTCTTGTTCTGCTGCACGCCCAAGTATTTCCCCTCGACATCGTCCTTCCTCATGACCAGGACATCTGCCGGCCGCTGCCCGGTCAGGTAGGCCAGGTCCATCGCGTCTTTCAGCTCTTGAGCTGCCTTCTTGTAAACAGCATCCCAAACCACATCATTTGCATAATAGTCCCGCGGCGTTTCCTTGTTTTTACGAACACCCTGGCAGGGATTCTCCTTAGTCGTCAGCCCCCATTCCCGAGCGATATTGAAAACGTGGGAGAGGGTGGCGATCTCGCGGTTCGCCCGCACTTTGGCCGTCCGTGCATCGCGGTACCCGGCGATCGTTGCCGGGGTGATTGAGTCAATCGGCGCGCTGTCGAACATCGGCCGGAGCTGCTTGATCTCCGCCAGGTTGTCCTTCTGGGTGCGCGCCGCTTTCTTAGAAACGATGTCGCGGATTTACGGTATAGGCCTGGATTGGGGGTTTCCGCCGGGCGCGGAAGATACCCAGCGTACCGAGATTTGGAACAACAAGGTCAACGACCTGGCCACCGCCATAAAGCTGGCCGACTTCGCTTACCCGCAAGCGAACCACGAGATGCAAAACATCGTGCCCGGTACCAGCCTGTTTTTCTGGGCGCGCCTGGTGGATCGCACCGGTAATGTCGGTCCGTGGTATCCCGCAGTGAATGGGGTCAATGGCCAGCCGAGCATTGATCAGACCGAGTACGAGCAGTACTTCCTCGGCAAGATCCAGGCTTCGGCCCTGGGTCAGCAGTTGTTCGAGGAGATCGGCAAGATATCCGGTGATGGCTTGGGCTCGGTGAATGAGCGAATCGAGGTAGCCAAGCAGCAGCTGGAGGACCTGATCGATGAGATCACCGACGCCATGGTCTATGACCCGCTGAAATCGTATGTGAAGGGCGAGGTGGTTCGCCTGGATGGGCGATTGTTCTCGGCAGTAAAGGCGGTCCCGGCGGGAGCTACGCCACCGAACGCTGAGTTCTGGTACGACATGGGCACCATCGCCGAAACCACCAACGCCATGGCCTTGCAGATCCAGCAGCACACCACGCAGATTCAAACCATCGACGGCAAGGTCACGGCTCAGGCCTCAACTGTTCAGGCATTGCAGGCAGCCTCTCGCGATGACGATGGCACGGGAGCTTTGAACGATGCGCTGAAGGGCTGGAACAACACGGCGAGCATTGTCCAGAGCGACAAAGTGATCGCAGAGGAGAAGTTGGCCTCGGCCACGCGCTTCACTTCCATCAGTGCGGCGGTCGGGCAGAACACTGCCAACCTCACCACGCTGGAATCGGCGGTTGCCACGGACAAGGAAGCCACGGCGCAGAAGATTGAAACAGTGACCGCAACGGCCAACGGCGCGACCGCCAAAGCGGAAACAGCTACTACCGCTATTTCTGGCTTGAACGGGAAGGTGTCCTCGCTGACCACCATCAAGACGTCCACCACGGTGGGCGGTCGCACGGTGATGGCGGGCCTGGCCATCGGTGTCGAGGGTCAGACGCAGGAGTCGCAGATTCTGGCGTTCGCCCAGCGTTTTGCAATTCTCGATGAAGTCAGCGGCCAGATGATCGCGCCGTTTGTGGTCCAGGGAGGCCAGGTGTTCATCAACACTGCGATCATTAGCACGGCTTTCGTTAAAGACTTGATTCTTGGGATGACGCTTCGCTCTGCGGCGCTGAACTCACAGGGACTGCCGCTGTTAGAAATCAATATTCCGGCAGGCACTTTGACGCTTCGTAGCGCCGGTACTGGGGGTTCGTCGCTTCTGAATAATGATGGACTTGCTGCATTCGACGAGGCGGGCACTCTGCGAGCTAAGTTTGGGAGACTTTCGTAATGGGATATGGATTAGGGACTTGGAACAAGATCGGCGCGGTAGAACTAAATGAGAGCTCTTTCACAGTGCGCCTGGTTCTATCAGTTTTAGTGACTTTCGATTCAGTAAAAGGAACTCAAAACTTTTCTGTACTTGGTTGTAACTCCAGCAACTCAATCGCTTTTGTCGTGCCGATTGAGTCCGTAGCAAGCTCGCAGCGACAATTTGAGACTGAAATGCTGGAAGGCGTAGTGAGAGTTTACAACTATACGCGCACTTTCGAGGCCAGTAGTGTTGCAAGAGGAACCATGCGTTTATTTGTGGTGAGGTTTAGATAATGAGTTATGGTATGACTTTCTCAAATAACGAAAATGTTGTAATTCTAGACTCAGAGTTCTCTAGACTATGCGTAATTTACAGCGGTCGCTATGTGCCAAATTATGGATCTGGGAATTTCGGTGCACTTGTGACGTTTCCCGCTCCAATAACCAGCGTGGAACAGCCGTTGATCTTTCTAAGGCCGGATACCGTAAATGGCCTCTTGAAACTAGGCACTGTCGCCTCAGTGCAAGGTGGCCCTGGTAACTGGACCGGATTTCTCACCGGCATGTATGATCAAGTGGGATTTTATCCAAATGGCAGGTACATAGTTGCTTCGTTTGGTGCTAGGTCCCTGGCCGATTATGGCGTCAGACTCTTTTCCGCAACAGGCGGGACCATCTTTGATACGGGAACCCCCAACGCGCTGTTTACGCGTGCGTTTCAGAACTGGACGTATGTCATGTCAAGCCGTTTGCCGCAAGGCGAGTATGTGAACTATTACACTGTGTCGTTTGATTTTCCCGAAAATGAATACATGCTTGGTAATACCTTCGTTATGCGGATGAATAATGACGACAATGTCGGAAGGTCATTGCATACCTGGTGGGACTTTCAAAATAAAATTCTATATGCCGTTACTATCGGCTTTTCCAACCCTTACGCGTTTTGGATGCCGGCTTTGTTTGCAAGGCTGGCTGCTTAATTGAACTTTTAATAGGAGTTTTCCATGGCTTGGCTCAGAGGCGGCACGGTTGCCGTGACCAATGGATCAACCACTGTCGTAGGAACGAACGCAGACTTTGCGGCGAACTCCCGCATTGGTGACGGATTTATCGGCCCAGACGGGTTTAATTACGAAATTGGCAACGTTGCCAGCGCGACTGTTATCTCAATTATTCCGGCCTACAAAGGGGCAACAGCCAGCGGGGCTGCCTACGCCATCATCCCGGTGCAGGGCTATCCCAAGGCTCTGGCTGATGCGTTCAACAATATTAATCTTCAGTGGGGTACCAAGCTCGCCGCCCTCGGCACCACGGGCAACTACGACGTTTTGCCACTCGCAAAGGGGGGCACCGGGCGCAGCGATGGCAAAGCTTTTTTCTCAGAAGTGGGAGTCCAGGCTGCCGCAGCATCGTTCAACTCGCCAGGTATGTACTTGGGCTGGAACGCATCCACCGTAGGTGAGGGGCACTTCGTTGTAAACAGAGGAAACGGTACTGGCGGGTTTACCTGGCGCTCGGTGAATGCCGGGAATACTGCTACGGGTCCGGCCATGTCCTATAGCTACGACGGCATTTTGGCTGTACCGCTTGAGTTGCAAGTTCCAAAAATCACCGGGCTTACTACTGCACTCAGCGTTGCTCAAGGCGGCACGGGCGGTACGACTCAAGCTGCCGCCCGGACCGGGCTCGGCCTTGGCAGTGCCGCAGTTGCTGCTCTCGTCGGCACAGTTTCACAATCCGGTGGTGCTGTTATTGAGAGTAATTCAAACGTGAACAGGTGGTATTGTAAGTTCGCTGACGGATCTATGTTGTGTCGGGGCGTTTTCACAGGAACCCCAAACATCGCGAACCCAAACGGATCAATTTATTATAGCTCTGGAACAATGTCCTTTGCCGCTGCATTCGTTGGTATTGCGCCCCAGGTTTTCCCATCTTTCACTGCGGACGGATTTTTGACTTGGGCCACACAGAAAGGTCCAGCAGGTCTTACTTCATTCGCCTATTACCTGATTGCTCCGATCGTCACGAACGTTTCTGGAAATCTGGCTTTTTTCGCAATTGGTAGGTGGAACTGATGAAAATTATACTCTCCCCCCAGCGTCGCGATGACTCGCTTGAGGTTTCGCGACAAGGGTCGAAACTTACCGTAAATGGAGAGGTGTTCGACTTTTCGATCATGTCCGACGGTGACACGCTCCCAGCAGAGGCCATTGCCTCGAATTGGTTTTTCGATAAGGTCGACAACGTCAAAGGCGAGCTAGAGCTCACATTGATTCTTCCTTTGCCTGCAAACTTCAGTCCGGAGCAAGCGTTCCCGGTTCCTCTGGAGTGGGTGCCGGATGGGCTAGTTGCTTTTCCACAACCGTTAGCCGAGCTAGAACGGGCGGTGCAAGAATGAATATCGACTGGACCCAGCTTATAACCAAAGCCATGAAAGACACTGCCGCGCAAGCTCGCCAACTGGCGACGGCGAAAGCAGAATTGTCCTCAAGGAACATCAGAGCTGTAACGCAGATCGCACGTATTCAGGATCGAATTGATACGCTCGGTTACGGCATTGACGCCGGCGAGGCAACAGAAGAGGACGAGGCGGAGCAGGCTGCGCTGCTGATCAACGTCAAGGCATGGAAAAAATACAAGTTCGACCTTGGCAAAGTGACGGTCCGGCCAACCTGGTACCAGACTCCAATCTGGCCTATCGAGCCGTCAATCCCCGAGATCATCGCCGCGCCAGTGCTGGGCTCCGCCGAAACCATCTGATCGAGCCAAAACACCGTACCTGCCATCGAGCGGGTATTTTTTGCCTGGAGAAAAGTTATGCCTGTTTAAGGGACTTTAAGGTTGCCGGATATAAAAGGTAGTCGGGGATTTTGCCACGTGACGAGCAACCACATCGCACACGGAAAAAAACTTGCAAAGCTCTTGGCTCTGCAGGCGGGCCTCTTTCAAAGTAACTAATAATCACCTATTTAAGCAAGACCAGTCGACATTCGGCTACACAAGCATCAGCCAGATTGATACTAGTTTGGGTGTGATCTATGGCAGCGCCTTAATTAAATCCGGTATTAGCGGATCTAATACTGGTATCTTTCTAGGCGGCTCTAGTAATTTGAATACAATTACAGGGAATATCATATTCGACTGTAATAACGGTATCGCCCTTGAGGCTGGCACATCTCTAATCTAGTGACTAAAAATAACGGTAATAATACAGCACAGATTCTTGATGACGGCACAAACTTTGTTTTCGATAGTGTTATGGGGGCCGGTTGACGTCTAAGGAAAACAACACATTCAAGGTGTGGCGCCTCTATCCCTGGCAACTGGTGCCACCTATACTGTAACCCTGACGATCGCTGGAGCATCATCTGGCATGTCATACAGGTCGCCTTCCCTTGAGCGCTTACCGGACTACAAGTCAGCGCTCACGTACAAGCGAAAAATTCGGTAGTCCTCGTAATCCAAAACCTGTCTGGAGGGATAAATTACCCCACTGCAGGAGCTTGGAAGTTCAGACTTCCGTCGTAACTGATTGAGATCGCCATGTGCAAGCGGGCCTGCAATGAGAGCCGTCGCCGCCCAAGCTAACGCGAGGGCTGCTGATGCCTGCCCGCTATTGGCTGGCGGCCGACCGCAGTCTCTTACCTTTTATAGCAGACAATGCCTCCCTGCTAGCTTCGATTGCCGACCGCCCAACTTGCAGCCCAAATTTCTCAATGGTTGCGTGCAACGCGTAACAAATAATCAGAGTTAGCGCCAGCACCTGTAGCTTTACGGGCGCAATTTGGAAACCAGCGGTTTCAACAGCCGAAGTGAGATATGGCCACATCCAGTTATGGAAAAGATAAACTGAATAGGTCATATTCGAGAGAAGACTGATAAGCCTGCCGTCTTTGAAGTGATGCCGGAACATCCAAGAAATAACGAAAATCGCAACAGCCAGTAACGCGTAATTACTTTCTTTCCAATTAGGTTGCGTCGATGGTATCGATACCAGAAACAGGTAAATGATAGCCAAAGACACAAAAATGCAATTATTTGTACTCGCTAGATTCCTTTCAGCCAAATAAATACAGCTACCAATTAAAAGAAAAGGGAAGTAGAGATTGAAATAATCCGTAGATAAGCCGGGAGCATTTGGGAATGGAGAGGCGTAGAAAAGCGCCAGTGAAATAAGTAAATAGACTGTCGGAAGATACTTTGGTCTGTCGATGATATGACTGTGTTTTAGCGTCGCCATGAGCGCGTAAAACATTATCTCGACTCGTAGTGTCCACTCAACACCGGCAAGCGCGTTAGGTACATCAAAGAAGTCACCAATCAACAGCGCTCTAGGAATCCATACACTTGCGGGCGGTAACGGTATTCCACCTATATAATGGTCCGTAGCAATTTGAGCAAGAATAGCAAAAATATATAGAGGGTAAATTCTAAACACACGCCTTATTAAGAATTCGTGTGGAATCTCCCTCTGTAATACATGGCTAATAATGTAGCCAGAAGTTAAGAAAAATACCAAAACTCCAGCTGCTCCACCGAGCGTTATGGGAATCAAAGCTTCAGCAATGTTTCGTATCGACACGTGATAGCTCTGATCAATCGAAGCGTAGTTTATCTCTAAGAAAAATTGGTGCCCGATAATGACGCTTACAAACGCAAATATGCGCATATAATCTAAAAAAATAATACGGCCTTTTGATGTATCGGTCACGCTTGCATCCCTATTTTGTGTAAGATCGTGTGGCCCTCCCCAGAGGTTGGGGCGATCATACCTGCGCCTATGCCAACTATCTATCAATTATGGTTTGAAAAAGGTCCAGAGGGGGCATCCGATCAGAATGGGTGGCGGGCAACCCCCAAGAAATGTCGGGCCGGCATCCACGGCAAGCTTTCAAGCGCACCCCGTGCGCAAAAAACTGCTTGCAACGCTCAGTTTTACAGGTCACCTGCTTAAGTTCCGGAGATCCCGTCAGGACATCAGGAGCGAAACATCCTATTGACAACCGGGGACGTTTTCCGTTGGTGTTGTGGCTGTCTAGCACGTAGAATGCGGCGATTTTCACATGCCCCTTTTCGAGTGTGTGTTTCGTCTAGCTCAATATGGAAAAAGACAGATGAGTTCAATAGTCCCTCTGGAATACACGAGAGTTCAGAATACGGAGTCGATTAGTAAAGCAGGGCACCATCTGAAATACAGGCCTGATATAGATGGCTTAAGAGCAATTGCTATCCTTTCTGTCGTGATTTTTCATGCTTTTCCGTCTGTGCTAACAGGTGGTTTCGTAGGTGTTGATGTTTTTTTTGTAATATCAGGATACTTGATATCGAGCATTATTATGAAGGGCGTGGCAGCTAGCAACTTTAGCTTCTATGACTTCTATATGCGTCGAGTGCGTCGAATCTTTCCCGCTCTGATGGTTGTTTTAGTATCGACATTTGCTGCTGGCTGGGTAGTGATGATGGGTGACGAGTTTAAGTCGCTATCTAAACATATAGTATCTGGTATCGCATTTGTACAAAATGTGATGATGTACACTGAAGCTGGTTACTTTGACGCGAGCGCGGAAACAAAACCGCTTATGCATCTCTGGTCACTTGGAGTGGAGGAGCAATTTTATTTAATTTTCCCCGTTATATTGATATTGATGCATCGTCTAAAGGTTAGTATGTTGCCAGCTCTGCTGATGATGGCGCTGGGTTCGTTCATCTTGGGCGTTGTCTATATATCCGACACTCCCGCCGGAGTTTTTTTTCTACCGCAATTCCGGTTCTGGGAGCTTCTTTTTGGCAGCCTGTTGGCTTACGTTTCTTTAAAAATATCCGATTACAGTTCGTCGTCTAAGTCGGGTTTGATGCTTAATACATTATCTGGGTTAGGTTTGACGTTGATTGCTGTTGCCGCAGTCCTCATTGACAAGACTCGACAGTTCCCTGGCTACTGGGCGCTGTTGCCAGTATTGGGGTCGACTTTGATAATCTATGCAGGACCAAATGCATGGATTAACAAAAATATACTTTCGTCGAAAGTAATGGTTTTCGTCGGGCTCATCAGCTATCCGCTGTATCTTTGGCATTGGCCAGTGTATTCGTTTGCCTACATATATTTCTCAGGAATACCAACGCCGGAAATCCGAATGGCTTTGGTTTTCTTGTCGTTCATATTAGCTTTCCTGACCTACAGGTTTTTGGAGGTACCTCTGCGGGAGAACGTCTCTGGCGGCAAAGCAGTCTCCGGATTGATCGCTGTTGCAATTTCCCTTATCGCAATCAGCGCTGTCATATATCACAAAAATGGCTTGCCCGATCGTCAAGATGAAAAACAGGACTTTGCGGGGTACTTCGCAAACGGAAGACCGGATTGGCATTATTTTACAGAAAATAATATTCCGGAGAAATTCATGTTTAATTGTGATTGGTATGACACAGACGCATATTTTAGAGGAGAACCGACAAATATTCCAAAGCCTAATGTTTCCGAAAAATGCTTCAAATCTGCGAGTTTAAAAAAGGTCATGTTTTGGGGGGACTCACACGCCCAGCAGTTTATTTATGGCGTAACGTCAGAGCTTCCCAAGGAAATTGGCATCCTCAGTGTTGCAACCTCTGGCTGCTTGCCAAACCTCCCTGAATTGGATACGGCTGGTCTTGAGTTTTGTAGAAAATCAAATCAGTTTGCAATTCAGACGATCAAAGATCAGAAGCCGGACGTGGTAATTATTGGTCAAAGGACCGGTCATGATGTAACAAATAATTTTGAGCAGATTGCCAGTTCATTAAAATCCTATGGTGTAAAACATGTGATAGTGATGGGGCCGGTCCCCCATTGGGAATCATTGCTTTCTCAAATCGTTCTGCGTAAGTATTGGGTGGGAACTCCGAGTTTCATCAAGGATGATCTATCAAAGTGGGTTTTTGATGCTGATAGCGCACTAAAAATAAAATATGGAAAAGATGAGGGTGGGTTTAGATACGTATCTATGGTCGAGCAGCTTTGCACAGAAGATGGATGCAGAGTCTACATAGGCTCTGACCGAAAAATCGGATTAACCTCATTTGATGGTAACCACCTTTCTCCTGCCGCATCTGTCTATGCTGCGCAAACAACGCTAGTTCCTTTAATTCTAAGGTATATTGAAAATCTACAATAATCCTTAGGCATAACGTCATAACCCGCTCCGGCGGGTTTTTTTTGTCCTGGAGAAAAGTATGCCCATCACTGAAAAAGACCGTGACGTCCTCGCGCGCACGCTGTGGGGTGAGGCCGTGGTGAATCATTGGCCGGCCAGATCGCCGTGGCCTGGACCATCCGCAATCAATAGCTTGGATGGGATACCGTAAAGTGATTAAATGCCGCCACAAAATGTGGAGGTATCATGGCCAAAGGAATTCATTACGCTGGGGCTGACGGAATCAGGGGCTTTGCATGTCTGATTGTCCTATTGGTCCATGCTTCAACAATATTTTTTAGTGCAACATATATGCCTCTCGCTGGGACTGGGAAAATAGGTGTTTGGCTATTTTTCGTACTAAGTGCTTTTCTTTTGACAAGCAAGTTTGAGTCTGGAGGCTTTTCTTTTTACTCCCTGACGACGTATGCAATAGGTCGCTTTTTAAGGATAGTTCCAATATTCGTGATTGTGGCCTTTTTGTACTATTTGTTTGGGAATGCAAATATAGATTCGTTCGAAGACTTTAGGCGGGCAATAATGTTTCAGCAGGGATACGCTCATTTATGGACAATTCCTGTTGAGTTTAAATTCTACGCGTTCCTTCCGGTCTTTGCGTTTTTGCTAATTTCTGCTAAGCGCATTGCAGGTCATGCCGGTGCGGCTATAACAGCAATGGCCATAATCGCCGTTCAGCAATACCTATGGCCTTACTGGAATTCATTTGAGAATGGGATATCGACACACTGGTACTTATCCAGTTTTACTATTGGGTGCTATTGTGCGGTCGTTATGGACCTTTTTAGAGGGCGTATTACCGGCACGGTTGCTACTCTTTTAGGTAGTCTTGTTATAGTGGTAATGGTTTTGGCAAGTCCATATATGAGAAATGTGTTTTTTGATATGCCAATGGATAAGTGGCTTTTAAATAAATTTGTTTATCTGAGTTTATTTTGGGGAATCTTCGTTTTGGTCTTGGCAGACGGAAAAGGGGCGCTAGGAAGGATTCTGCAAACAAAAGTTATGCGTAAGCTAGGTGCTTGGAGTTTTTCCATTTATCTGGTTCATTGGTATTTTTATGTTTCTTTTGGAATGGCTCATCCGAACAGCTTTTTGTGGCTCGTCGCAGGGGTTATCTGTGCGGTGTTGTTTGGTGCCTTGTTGTTTTATGCGGTCGAAGCGCCTATAGAGAGATTCAGACACTCAGTTCTAAAGCGATTTAAGCGAGTCTCTGTGCCAGCTTAATGTTGAAACATCCCAAACCCGCAACAGCGGGTTTTTTTCGCCTGGAGAATGCCATGCCAATCACCCAGCAGCAGTTGCTGCAGATCCTTCCGAACGCCCGCAGCCAAGCGGGCGTTTTTGTTTTCGCTCTGAACTCCGCCATGCAGCATTACCAGATCATCAGCCCGAAGCGCGCCGCTGCGTTCATTGCTCAGATCGGCCATGAGTCTGGCCAATTGCGCTATGTCCGAGAGATCTGGGGGCCGACCACTGCCCAGCGCGGGTACGAAGGTCGCGAAGACCTGGGCAACACCGTGCCAGGCGACGGCCGGAAGTATTACGGACGCGGTCTGATCCAGATTACTGGCCGAGCGAACTACGCCAAGTGCGGAGAGGCGCTGGGCCTCGACCTGATCAGTCTCCCTGAACTGCTGGAGCTGCCCCAGCATGCCGCGATGTCGGCAGCATGGTTCTGGAAGCAGAAGGGGCTGAACGACCTGGCCGATCGGGACCAGTTCAACACCATCACCCGGCGTATCAACGGTGGGCTCAACGGTTTAGCGGATCGGCTGGCGCTGTGGGAGAAGGCTCTGGCGGTGCTGGCGTGACCGTCCCGTGGCGAATGCTGGGCGTGCTCGCGCTGGTGCTCGCCGGCTTTGGCAGCGCTTGGCAGTTTCAAGACTCGCGCTACGGCAAGCAGCTCGCGGAGCAGGCCGGGTTGCATAAGGACGACCTGGCCGAAATCAGCAAGGCCGCCGCTGCCCAGGTACGCGCGGATCAGGACAAGCGCCTCGCGCTCGAACAGCGCTTGTCCGCCAGCGATCAAACCCACCACAAGGAACTGACGGATGCTCAAACCAATCAGGCTCGCCTGCGCGATCGCCTTGCCACTTCTGATATGCGGCTGTCAGTCCTCCTCGACGCTGCGGATCCAGCCAGTGGCTCCACAGTGCCAGCCGGTACCGCCGCCGTCGGCGTGGTTCATGGAGGCGCGCGCGCCCGACTTGACCCAGCGCACGCTCAACGAATTGTCGCCATCACCGACGCCGGCGACCAAGGACTGATTGCGCTTGCCGCTTGTCAGGCCTACGCGCGCAAAATCTCGCGTTGATGGCCCTGGGCTATTCTTGATGGCGATCTGCGGTTGATTCATCATCAGCATTCACCAAATTGATAAGACTCTATGGACAAGCAACTCGCTGGCCTTTCCTTCCTGCTGACTCTCGCCTGGGTAACCGTCGTGTTGCTGGTGATGTATTGGCTGTCACGCTGAAGGTAATGAGCAGCCTCAGCCATTGCCCTTTTCGTCGCCGCCGGTGATTGCGCTTTTTGGCTCGATCAGTTCTGGCCCATGGTTTCGAACGTTGCCCACGGCGCGGTCTACTTGGAACCATTCGAACGCTTCTGTCGGCTCTCCCTGGAGCAGCACCATGTGTTCGGCGCGTTCGTTGGGCGTGGCCGGGTCAAGCCATTCTCGGGCCAGTTCCGGTGAAAGCGTCACCGGGCGTCGGTCGTGGATGTCGACCATGCCGCCGGCGCTGTCGGCGGTGATGATTACGAAACCGTCGTGTTCTCCGGGCTCATGCTCAGCGTTCGGGTATTGGCCAATCGCGGCGCACAGGATCGGCGCCCGATCCTTGCGGCGGATCAGGTAGGGCTGCTTCTTCAGTCCGCCTTCGTCCACCCACTCGAACCAGTTGTCGATGGCAATGATTGCCCGATGCGGCCAGATCGCGCGGAAGAATGGTCCGTAGGCGACTTTCTCCACCCGGGCGTTGATCGGCGCGGCGCGGTCTTTGGCCCAGTGTGGACGCCAGCCCCAGCGAACCATGTCGGCCCGCAGAAACTGGCCTTCCTGGTGGAAGAGGGCGAGCTGCGTTGACGGCGCGGCGTTGTAGCGCTCGATGGGCTGATCGCCGGCGTAGTTGAGCAGGGCATTGGGGATGCTCAGCGCTGCAACAAAGTCGTGAATTCCTCGGTACTGTGAAAGTCGTCCGCACATGGCTAAACCCTCAAGCTGAATACAGAGCTTAGATGATCGTTTTCGAGCCGGGAGTGAGGCCGTCCAGCAAGCCGCGCAGCCGGTCAGCTTCCCGCTTGTAGCCTCTTGCGGCTATGTCGAGGTCGTATAGTTCCTTGCGGACCTTTGCGAGTTGCCCGGCGCGCTCGCGCAGATTGCCCATTGCCTCGTCACGTTGCGCTGAGGCTTCGTCGTACATTTTCACCAGGCCGAATATGGTTTCTCTCGCTGCACGCAGTTGCAGATTCAGTTCCTGGACTTCGTTTTCCAGCATCAGCTTGTAGTGGGTGATGGTTTCCAGTTCGGTCGGGCATCCAAGCCAGTCGCTGGTGTCTTCGATGTCGAGGGGGTCCACGGGCACGCCTTATCAATACTGTTCATGCATACAGTAATTGAGGCGGGCATGTTCGAGCGAGGCGGAGGCGACGAACTGTAGGCCCATCAGTCCGGTGACATCAGCACCGCGAGCGTCAGCTTGATGAATTCCTCGTTCTTGTCGAGGGCGTCCAAGGCGCTGCGCACGTTGTCCGCTACATCGGCTGAGCCGCGCGCTTCGACCAGTTTGTGAGCTCCAGGATGGCCGCCTCAAGGGCGAGCTGGTTCTCGTTGATCTTGTACAGCAGGGAGGGGAGAAGGTCTGAATGTGGCATCGCGAATCCTCGGTTTTTGAGGTCAGCGTAGCAGTGGAAATGTCGTGACACATATAGGAAATTGAAGCCGTCGGCAGGACGCCGGAGGAGGGGGGAAAAGCGGATAGTTTTGTAACGGTTACCAAATAGTTTTGTAACGCCTCCAAAAAACAGAGCGGATCCCCAAACCCCAGAAACGAAAAAGCCCTGACTAATCAGGGCTTTGTCGTATAAAGATGGCGGAGGCGATGGGATTCGAACTCATGGACCTGTTACAGTCGACGGTTTTCAAGACCGTTGCCTTAAACCACTCGGCCACACCTCCGTTTGCGTTGCGGGCGCCATAATACCTGAATGAAACACACTGTCAAACTCTCTGCATGGCTTGTTACAGAGCGTCTGTTATGATCTTTGCCACTGAACATTTCAAACCAACAGGAGTGTCGCCATGCGCGAACAGGATTACGCAGTTAATAACAGCGTGCAGGCTGAGCAGCTAGAGGTTAGCCGCGTCCTGCGCAACACGTACGGCTTGCTGGCCCTCACCCTCGCATTCAGCGGTGTGATGGCGTTCGTTGCACAGCAGATGCGTGTCGGCTACCCGAATATTTTCGTGGTGCTGATCGGCTTCTATGGCCTTTTCTTCCTTACCAACAAGCTTCGTGACTCGGCCTGGGGCCTGGTGTCGGCTTTTGCGTTGACCGGTTTCATGGGTTTCCTGCTTGGCCCGATCCTCAACCGTTACCTGGGCATGCAGGGCGGGGCAGAAGTGGTCAGCTCCGCGTTCGCGATGACTGCGCTGGTGTTCGGTGGTCTGTCGGCCTATGTGCTGATCACGCGTAAGGACATGAGCTTCCTCGGTGGTTTCATCACCGCCGGGTTCTTCGTGTTGCTGGGCGCGACGCTGGCAAGCATCTTCTTCCAGATCAGCGGTCTGCAACTGGCGATCAGCGCAGGTTTCGTGCTGTTTTCCTCAGTCTGCATTCTGTTCCAGACCAGCGCCATCATTCATGGCGGCGAGCGTAACTACATCATGGCGACCATCAGCCTGTATGTATCGATCTACAACCTGTTCATCAGCTTGTTGCAGATCTTCGGCATCATGAGCCGCGATGATTGA